AACTTGATGAAAATAATATAGTAACTAGGGTTATTGTTGTACACAACAATGAACTCATGGATGGTGAAACAGAAAGCGAAGTCAAAGGAGTTGGTTTTTGTGCATCTTTATTTGGTCATTCAAATTGGGTGCAAACATCTTACAATAACAATATGAGAAAACAGTTTGCCGGAACTGGTTATACTTATGACGATGTCAACGATGTCTTTGTTTCACCTCAGCCTTATCCAAGTTGGTCGCTAGATGAAAACCATGATTGGCAAGCGCCCACACCAAAGCCAGATGATGAAAATACTTATACTTGGAATGAGGAAACTCAAAGCTGGGATTTAGTTGAATCTGAATAATTAAGTCATCAAAAATATAAGCGCACATATATCTTATAAAGAAGGAGTAAAATCTAATACAGCTCTTAGGCGCAATATAGATAATACACCTAATAAATACGAGCTTACTAATATGGAAGCTGTAGCCAAGCATGTTTTTGAACCACTTAGAGAATGGGTAGGCGGGCCTATAAAAATAAATTCTTTTTTTAGATCTCCAGAACTTAACACAGCAATAGGTGGAAGCGAATCATCGCAGCACTGTCAGGGCAGAGCAATGGATATAGATGATACATTTGGTGTAAAATCCAACGCAGAAATGTTTAAGTATATTAGAGAAAACATAAACTTTGACCAAATGATATGGGAGTTTGGAGATGACGATAACCCTGATTGGGTACACGTTTCTTATGTAAGTCCCGATGAAAATAGAGGGAGATGTTTAAAAGCCTACAAGGATAATGGCAAAACTAAATACATGGTAATATGAGTAAGAAGAAAAAATTTAAAGAAACAAAAGTAGGTCAGTTTTTATCTGGAGCTGGTTCATCAATCATAGATTCTTTTGGAGAAGTGCTTCCAGATAAAGGAATAATGGGAGTTGTAAAAAACTTAATAAAGAAAGACCCTGTGCTTCCACCTGAAGATAAAGAAAAAGCTTTAGCTTTACTGCATCAAGACACTGTTGAAATGCAAGAGGTAACCAAACGTTGGGCCAGCGATATGCAAAGCGATTCGTGGCTTTCGAAAAACAC